TATGGCAAAAGGTTTGTTAGACACAAAGACTACTATTGGCACAGCCAAAGAGATTGCTGACAACACCAAGAATGCCATTGATAACTATTCTCTAGGAGCAATGAACCCAAGTTTGCCTAATACCGAGTACTGGGCAAAGATGGCTAAGATGTTCCGAATCACACCAGCAGAAGCCAAACGTCAACGATGCGGTAACTGCGAATACTACGACAACACTCCAGAAATGTTTGAGGCTATGGAAGCCATCCCACTAAACAAGTACGACCTGTATGATGGTCAAGCTCAACGTGGCTGGTGTCACAAGCTAGACCTAATCTGCCATAACTCACGTCTATGCAGCGTATGGGAACGTAAAGACTTTGAAACTGAGGAAGACTAAAATGCGTAACATGGATAAGATTGCAGAAAAGATTGGTAAAGTAATGGGTGAGTATAAAGATAAAGACCTTCATTCTGGTAAGGGTGGTAAGGTCGTTAAGTCACGTAAACAAGCAGTCGCAATCGCACTCAGCGAAGCGAATAAAATGAAGGGTAAATAATCATGAGTATAATTCAAAAAGATGACAATGGTAATGTAGTTGATGCTTACATACCTGCTGTATCACAAGTATTCGCTGCCGGTAACACTTCAGCACAGTCAGCAGCATTTGCTACTGGCACTACTTTAGTTCGTGTATCAGCATCATTAGGTCATTGCCATGTGGAATTTGGCGCTAATCCAACGGCTTCTATTACTACAAGCGTAATGATTCCAAACAATAGCGTAGAGTTCTTTAAGGTTACTGCCGGCAATAAGATGGCTTACATTAAAGACGCAGCCACTACAGCATCAACAGTCTGCGTAACTGAATTGGCATAATGGCTAAAGACCCACGACTAGATAGAGCTGGTGTAACTGGCTTTAACAAACCAAAGGCAACTCCAAACCATCCAACCAAGTCACACGTAGTAGTAGCAAAAGATGGTGACGAGATTAAAACAATTCGCTTTGGTCAACAGGGTGTAAAAGGCAGTCCAGATAATAGCAAGCGTAATGATGCATTTAAGGCACGTCACGCTGAGAACATTGCCAAGGGCAAGATGTCTGCTGCTTACTGGGCGAACAAGGTTAAATGGTAGATGAACGATCATTGGGCAATAATACTGTTAGCTGTAATCGCTAACATTACACTCGTTATTAACGCAATACATCATTGGTAACTTATGGCTGGACTACTAGACAACAATATATTTAGCAATATGTCTGCTTGGGAAAAGGCTAAGACATTAGTTTCAGGTCACGGTGGTGCGCTATTGAACTCAATTATGCATCCTCAAGAGGCTTGGGCGCATGATGGTTATCCAGACGAATTAAGTCAATCACTAGTAAGTAAAAATCCAGAAGTTGGTTTCAAACGATATGATAGGACACCATTAGATGTTGCAATTAATTACGGTGGTGGTTATCAGTATGCAACTTCACCTAATGTATCGTATGATGAAGCTGAAAATAGAGCGAAAGCATATCAACTTAGAAGTTATCTATACGATGGAATGCTAGGCAACAAAGACCGCCAAGTAGATGCAGTACGAGATTACGAAGAAAACTTAGCCGGCATTAAGCAAGCTATAGCGGATAAGAAAGTAAACTCAGTAATGAACGAAGACAAGATCCGCCAGATGTCAGCCAAGTACGGTAAACAGAAAGCAACAGTAAGACCGCAATACTAATTTTAACAACAGGGTGACCAACCTATAAGGAGTCACAACAAAATGACAGACGAAAAAGCAGCACAATTAGAAGCAGCCAGAGTTAAGGCAGCAGAAGCGAATAAGAACAATTCTCATTCAAGTAAAATCAATAGGTTGATGAACGATACTCTGAGAAGGGTATTAATACAAGATGAGGCATTAAGAGCTAGAACTATCACAGAAGCTCTAGTGACTAAAGCAGAAGAAGGTGACGTATCAGCCATTAAAGAAGTCTTTGACAGAATGGATGGCAAGGTAGTCCAAGAGAACAAGATAAGCGGTGATGCTGATGCACCATTGCTGATACAAGTGGTAACGGGTATAGATGACAACTACTAACCCGATTGATCTAGGTTACAAGCCTCGGTTACCACAGAAAGAGATACACAAGGCAGTAAAAGAGAATCGGTTTGTTGTGGCAGTAGCTCATCGTAGGATGGGTAAAACTGTTTCTGCGATTGTACAATTGATACATTCTGCGTTACAGAACACACAAAAGAATCCAAGGTACGCTTATATAGCGCCTACTTACTCACAGGCTAAAAGGGTCGCATGGGATTACCTAGTAGAATATACTCGCTCACTTGGTGGTACTGCAAACATCGCAGAGCTACGAGTGGACTTCCTAGGGAGAAGGATAAGCCTGTACGGTAGTGAGAACGGTGACAGCTTACGAGGTCAGTACTTTGATGGTGTGGTCTTAGACGAGGTAGGTGACCAAGACCCTGCCATTTGGAACAGTATTGTAAGACCGGCACTAGCAGACAGAAAAGGTTTCTGCTTGTTTATTGGTACTCCTAAGGGGAACAATCACTTTAGAGAGTTCAAAGAACGTGCAATGGTCACAGAAGGCTGGAAGTTCTTAGAGTTTAAGGCTAGTGATACTGGCATACTAGATCCACAAGAGTTGGCTAGTGCTAAGAATGAGATGGGCGAGGATAAGTATCAACAGGAATTTGAGTGCAGTTTTAATGCACCGGTGGAGGGTAGTTATTTTGGCAAGCTCCTACATGAAGCCGATAACGAGAAGCGTGTTACTAAGATACCTAAAGACGCATTGGCAAAGATTGTTTGTAGCTGGGATTTGGGTGTGTCTGATTCTACTTGTATATGGGTAGCGCAGATAGTTGGTAAAGAGATACAGCTAATAGACTGCACAGAGAACCACGGAGTAGGATTAGATTACTATGTTAGTTGGTTACGTGACAACGGTTACGATAAAGGTCAGCAGATATTACCGCACGATGTAAGAGTAAGAGAGATGACCACAGGTCGCAGCAGACTAGAAGTATTAATGGAAGCAGGACTAGACGTAACAGTAGCACCAAGCCTATCTATAGCGGATGGCATTCAAGCAGTCAGACGTATGCTGCCAAGATGCTGGTTTGATATGGAAGGCACAAAGAACGGGCTGGTAGCATTGCGTAACTATAGACGAGAGTTTAACGAGAAGCAGAACGTGTTTTATGATAAGCCGGTACATGATTGGTCATCACACTTTGCAGACTCGTTTAGGTACTTAGCAATAGGGTTAGTAGAAGTAGATACAACATGGTCTAAACCATTACAACAAAATAAGGCATGGGTCGTATAATGATGAATCAAGAAGAATTAAAGGCACTATGTGCTGACGAAATCAATAACGCTATTGGCTACTTAGAGTCCGATACTGTTCAAGAACGTGCTGATGCCATGAACTACTACTTCCGTGACAAATACGGAACTGAGGTAGAAGGTCGCAGCCAAGTAGTTACCGGTGAGGTAGCTGAAGCCGTAGACGGTGCATTGCCACAATTGATCCGTGTATTCACATCATGCGAAGACGCTGTGCGCTTTGAGCCAACTAAAGATGGCGAAGAACCATTGGCTGACCAAGCAAGTGACATGGCAAACTGGGTTTTCTATAAAGACAACGATGGCTTCTTAATATTGCACAACTGGTTCAAGGATGCATTGCTTCAGAAGGTTGGTGTAGTTAAAGCCTACTGGGAAGAGAAAAAAGACACCATCAAAGAGAAGTACAAGGGCTTGACTGATGACGAGTTAGCCATGATTATGCAGACAGGCGAGTGGGAAATCACCAAGCAAGTGACTGAATTAGTTGTTGGCATTGATGGTTTTGCTTACAACACGCATAACGTAACGATAGAACGTATCCAAGATGACAGCCGTATCGCTGTTGAAAATGTACCACCAGAAGAGTTCCTAATTAGCAAACGTGCTAAGACTATTGAGGACTCACCATTCACAGCGCACCGTAGAATGATTGCCCGTGGTGACTTGATTGCTATGGGTTACGAGAAGTCTATCGTTGATACTATCCCAGCCGGTGACCGTTTGGAGTATTCACCAGAGCGTTTAGCACGTTTTGGTCGTGACGAGATGCCAGACTACGCACAGTCTACTGACCTATCAATGGAAGAGGTAGAGATATTTGAGTGCTACATCAAGGTTGATACTAACGACAATGGCTTATTAGAGTTACGCAGGGTTATCATTGGTGGCGAAGAAATCCTATCTAACGAAGAGTGCGACTACGTACCATTCCACTCTGTATGCCCGATTCCTATCCCACACAAATTCTTTGGTCAGTCACTAGCAGACCGCACTATGGACTTGCAACTAACCAAGTCTACTATCTTGCGTCAAATGCTAGACAACTTGTACCTAACTAATAACGCACGAGTAACGGCAGTTGAAGGAAAAGTAAATTTAGACGATTTGTTGACTAGCACAGCAGGTGGTGTTATCCGTGTTAAAGATAGTCAAGCAGTAAACCAACTAACTGTACAGAACACAGCCGGTCAATCATTCCCGATGATGGAGTACTTAGACGGTGTACAGGCTAAACGTACTGGTGTTAGTGATCTACAGCAAGGTCTTGATGCTAACGTGCTTCAGAACACTACAGCAACAGCCGTGGCAGCCATGATGCAACAGTCAGCAGGTAAGCTAGAGCTAATGGCTCGTATCTTTGCTGAAACAGGTGTTAAATCATTATTCCGTGGCATCTTGCACTTACTATGCAAATACCAAAACCAAGCTAAGACAATCCGTATGCGTGGAAAATGGGTATCTTATGACCCACGTGAATGGTCTGACCTTTACGATGTATCAATCAACGTAGGCTTGGGCAACGGTAACCGCCAAGAGCAGATTGCTATGTTGCAAATGATTATGGCTAAACAAGAAGAAATCATCGGCAAGTACGGTGCTAATAACCCATTGGTGACTGTAACGCAATACCGTAGCACACTTGGTCGCATGATTGAAATGGCTGGCTTTAAAGACACCACATCATTCATTAATGACATTACACCAGAGGTTGAGCAGCAAATAATGCAGGCAGCATCACAGCCACCTGCTGATCCAACTTCAGAGGCAGCACAACTATATGCCAAGGTAGAAGAACAAAAAGCTCAACTTACTGCACAGACTAACCAAGCCAAGCTACAACTAGATCGTGAGCAAATGCAGGTAGACAATGCTCGTAAAGAACTAGAGATGCAACAAAAACAAATGCAAATGGAAGGTGACTACCGTATCAAGGAAGCCGAGCTTCAATTGAAACAGATGGAGCTTGAGATTAAGACACAAGCAACAGACGGTAAACTACAGACAGAACAGCTTAACGCTATTATGTCAGCCATCACTAGCTTGAATGAAATGGTAAAAGGTGGTATAAAGGCTGAACCACAAGATATGGAAGAAAACTTTGATATTAACACAACCTATGGTGTATAAATGACCAAATCAGAGTGGGCAAACAATATGCTCCAAGACCAAAACTTCTTGGATGTATTTAAAGAGATGGAAGATTTACAAATGCTACGGTGGGCTAATTCACCGCTTTACGATTATGATGAGCGACAAGATGCTTACACAAAGCTAACAGCCATCCGTGAAGTAATGGCACATATAGTTGGCATGGCAGATGACCGCAAGATTAATGCCAAACGCTGGAAGATTTTATAGTATCTATAAAACGTGGCTAGGCGCACTAGCATTTGGAGATTTAAATGACTACCGACACCAACCCTAACGGGAGTGACACACAAAGCAATGGCACTATCAATGAAGCAACAAACGCATTCTTAGGTTTAATGGGCGGTGAAGATGCACCCGAAGAAGGGCAAGCAGAAGCACAACCAGAACAAGAGAATGACGAAGGTGGTAACGAGCAAGAAGTTGAGCAAGAAGAAGTTAGCTCAGAGGAGTCTGAACCAGACCAAGACGAACAACGGT